CGTTCATCGTCAGGTTGCACCAGAGGTATTGCATCCTGCGTAACACGCGGGAGCGCGTTGAACTGTTGGAGAAGTTGAAATGAGGCATTGCGACCCCGTGACGATGGATCACATCATTGAACTACGCAAGCGTGTGGCGCTTCTGGAGAAGCAGCTTGAGAACGCGCTGTCGTATGTCCGGCCGTTGTTTGAGCAACAACGGAAGTATTTAGAAGAAGAAAAATACAAGCCTTTATATGATAAAACATACGCGGAGAAAGAGTGATGGATATCGTTGAACGACTGCGGAAAAATTGCACCTGCAATTTTGAATCAACACCGTGCGGTGCCGAGGAAGAATGCCAAAACGCATTTGATGGAGCCGACCAGATCGTTAGGTTGAGGGAAGCGTTGCTTGACGCGGTTGGGTTTGTGTCAAGAGCCGATAATTTGTTTTTAAAGCAGGCCACAACGGATACATTGAAGGGGATACCTGATGGATATCGTTGAACGCTTACGGCGACGTATTGGTCTTGTGAAGTTTGATAGCGATGCCATCGCTTTGCGTGATGCCGCCGATATAATTGAGCAATTGCGGGGGCAAGCTGAGTTTGATCGTGAATGTCGCAATGGAGCCTATGCCGATGTGGAGATACGAGACGCCAAGATTGAGCGGTTGCGTAAAATTTTAGAAGACGTTCTTGAAACGAGCGGAGAGCAAATTCCTTATGGAACGGTAAAAGCCATACGCTCTGCACTAAAGGAGAAAGAGTGATCGGCATACCTACCAAAAGGCGGGTAGAATAGTTCATAAAGATTTTTATCCTGATACTCTGAACCACGAACAAATTGGTCCGCTCTGTCCGCAGCATCATCGCCGTAGAAAATTGTACCCTCGTCTGTTCTTGGGTCGGGCATCTCCTCGTTCAAAAGCCAACACCATCCACCAATACAGGCTACCGTGCCACAATCGTAATTGGTGTGGGCTGTAACCTGTAAATTAAAGTTCATTTGGTTCGGCTTTGGTGGGTTATCACCAAGGTTGGTTCGTGGATCAGTATGGATGATGGCTTTTGTTTCCAGCATTTCTGCCACGACCAACAACCCTTTCCGCAAACCTTCTTTAGTATCTAAATTAATATCCTTATTCATGTTACGCTCCCATTGCTTTTGCTAATAGATCTTTGTCTTCGATCTGACCACGATACTTATTCACCAAACGCTTACCAAGTACTGCCTGTTTAAACGTCAACTTAGAGTTCATTGCAAGTGACCTTCCAATGTCAGTGTCCAGTCTATTGAAGCCGACCTTGTTCTGAGCACGAGCACCATCTGCGTCCATACTGGAGATAACCTGCAGACATTGCAATATAGCGGCTGACTGATCCACAGATATTTTTTCAGCTTCAGTGTCGATGTTTAAACGTGTCGTCGATGCAGTGATCGGTTGGTCTGGAAGAACTGGAATGTCAAGGTCTGCTATGGCGTTATCCTTGTCCAATGCCTGATCAATGATATCCATCTTCAAGACCACCGACCGGGCCATGTTGGAATCGATAGAGCCTTCGAGTACCAGATGTTGCACTAGAACGGATTCCTTCTGACCGATACGATGAGCACGATCCTCTGCCTGTAAGAGATCAGCAGGTGTGTACGTAATCTCAGCGAACACAACGTGTGAAGCGGCTGTTAGAGTAATACCAACACCAGCCGCCTTGATATTGCCAATGAAGAATAGACACGATGGATCATTCTGGAACCTGTCAACTGCCTCTTGACGTGCCGTCATGTTGACTGATCCAGTAACCTTCACAGCTTCCTTGCCAAGAGCTTCATACAAAGCATCGATCACGACATGATGATGCGCGAAGACAATCACCTTGCCTGAGCAGTTCTTCAGGTGTTCAATAACATATGGTATCTTCGCGACTGCTGTGTCCCTACGTGCGATAGCGATTTCCTGAAACGCCGCTGACGCACCGTCACGTAACTTGTTGACGGCATCTTTGTACACGTTGATATCATCAGAAGCTTTAGACAACTCGACAGCAACACGCAGGTGATGCAGTTGTTCCATTGCTCTGGACATGACCTTGACTTCATTGTCAATCTGTACCGTCGCCCCATTCTTCGGGAACTCAATGATCTGCCTACGCTTGGCAGGAAGATCCTTCAACACGTCTGCCTTGAGCCTACGCACCATGATTGTAGAGCGTAGCTTGTTCTGCAACTCGTCAAGGTTGGTTGCCCCTGCGTCATCGAAACCAAAGCGTCCCTTGTGTGCTCCACAGTAACGATACGCAAAGCGATAGTAGCTGTTGTATGTGACTGGATCTAAACTGCTGATCAAACTCCATATTTCTTTTGGCCTGTTCAGGATAGGCGTCCCTGTCAGGAACAGTCTACGCTTTGCCTTGATTGGTTTAAGTTCACTCATGACTTTGCTTTCTTCTTGTTGATCTTGCCGCCAAGTACAGCGACAGTGCGTTGAGCCTTCTGGTTCTTAAGATAGTGAGCCTCGTCACAGATCAGCAAGTCCCAATCGACAGCATCAATCTTGTCACGATGCCTGTCCACGATGTCATAGTTTATGATTACGATGTCGCAATCTTCAGGATAGTCATTGGCAACAGCAACACCACACCTAAGAGGCTTTGTGCTCCACTTATCGAACTCACGTTGCCAGTTGATCCGCAGGGTAGCAGGACAGATCACGAGGATTTTCTCTGCACCAGTAACATTCGCCACGCCAATGGCTTGGATCGTTTTACCCAAGCCCATCTCGTCTGCGATAAGTGTACCCGCACGTTCAGATGCGTACACAATCCCTGCCTTCTGGTATGGTAGATACTCCAGACCTTCAGGGCGAGGGAGATCAACGTCAGCATCAGTCGCACGTGATGCTTCAAGTACTTCAACCATTTTGTTATGTTCTTCAACCAGAATGGCACGTGTTGTGGCAGAGGCGTATTTGATTAACGTCGCCGCCTTAGTTTTGTCGTCAGTCCACCACAATTTAGATACACTGTCCCACCGAAACCGTGCGCTTTTGGGGATTTCTCTTTCATCAAATGATCCACGAAAGATAAACTTGCCATTCTCGTAATACAGTGTAGCCATGATGCACCTGTTTACTCTACTGTGGAACCGTAACTCTTCAACTTATAAACCGCGTATGGTTTGTTGTTGAGGTCACGCTTGAGGATCGTCTGGATTTCAAAGCCATCCTTCTTGAGGTCATAGATGCACGACGCAAGACGGAAGATTCCGTACACGCCAAATGCTTCAAGAGGTGATATCTTACCCAACGTCAGGAGATGTGCCAACACCTTCTGCTTTTGTGTCGCTGCGGCAAGGCGTTCTTTTGCCTTCACAAGCTCACGCAGAGTCGTTGATCCCGTAGAGGTTTTCTTCTGTTCTGACTGTACCATTGATAGTCTCCTTGTTTTTCAATGTGAATTGTTGAATACCGTGCATCACGGTGCTGTGATCTCTATTCATGGCAGTGCCAATCTGGTGCATTGTCATGTTTAATTCGTGCCTCAACCTGTAGAAACATTCCTGACGTGCATCAACCAGTGGTCTTGATCTGCTTTCGAGCCTGAATGACGCGACAGGAATTCTGTGCTTGATCGCGACTTCACGCATGATGGTCTTGAACGTGACCTTCTCGCTCTTCTGTATGTTCCACTTTTCAAGTTCTCTCTGTACCCAATTGTCTGTAATACTTGCAGTGTCGATTACCTGTTTAAACACAGGTGCTTCAAGGGCAAGTGGCGGCGACACAGGAGTAATAACAATTCGTTCCTGTGGTGGGGCAAACTGTTTCCTAATACGTGCATAGTTCTGCCTGATTGTACCGATGTCCTGCACGTCGTCATCCATACGTAAAGCTAAACGGCTCATGACTTCTTAACCTTTATTGCAGAATTGTTCATGGCATCACGCATGATCCATGCCCAGTGGTTGATCGACTTCGCGAGTTCCTGTGCGACTCCAGTATCGATGAGATACTGAAGAGCGATGTTGTATTCTTCCTGTGTCTTGTGCTTCTTGCCTTCGATTAGTTCGAAGTAAGCCTGTGCCTTGGTGTCGTCAATCATCTTTAATCCTCATGAGCATGAGAGCAGTTTGGTACGGTGTAGTTTCTAGATATGTTGCCTTCACTTCAGCTTCAGGATATTTCTTGAGTACAGCCTCTTTGAGTTTTAGAAACTCAATTGCTGTGCTGAGATTGTACACGTAGGTTTCTTCTGTGAAGTCTCCTTGTGATTCAGGCGGGAGCCAGATGAATGCGCGAATAAATGTTGTGACTTCATGCGACATGGTAGTCCCCTCTCTCAAATATTTCGATGACTTCTGATTGGTTACTGGCTATGCCTATCCTGAACAATGTTCCGACAGGAAGCCATGTGATTTTAAGGCCACGTAGTCCACCCATGTAGGCGTCAGGGTATTTCAACTTCGCGATTTGTGTTAAGCCGTCAAGAAAGACATCAAACGGCATAAGTTCTTTGTTAGAGGCGTGTATAAACGATGCCATGTCACGATCAAACGGATCAGGCCCGTCTGTGTATTGCGTTGACCAAGGGCAGGTTTCAGATGAAAGAACGGCAACAACTGCACCGCCGTCCTTGTATAGTTTGTGTGGGTTCTCCAACATATTCTTGACTCTATGTTCCATTCCATCCACCTATGTACATGATGACTGCCGTGAGAAATGATAGAATAATCAATCCCACGGCGATGTCAAATGCTATTACAAGATATTTTTCAATCACAGCTAGACATTCTGTCTGTGTGTACAACATACTTGCCAGTATGCTGTGTGTAGGCAACGAAATGTTCATTCGATCTCGGTGCAACAAGTTCTGGTGACGTTGCGGTAGCATGATACCCTGCGAGATCCATCTCGAACCGTTCACGAAACTCCTGTGCTTCATCAAGAGTGTCGAAGTAGTGTGTCTTCTGTATATTAGCCATTGTATTCACTCCTGTGGTTTCAAGATTTCAAGATATTTTAACCGCTGTTCGCGACCTAGTGCCGTTCCATCGTCCTTGTAAGATAAATCATCAGCCAAGATTTCGTAAGCTTCAGCTTTTGATATGACTTCCTGTAAATCGATATCGATAATTTCAATTGATTCAGTTTCTCTGATCGGGTTGGTCATGTGATCGAAACGTTCAACGTGCTCCTGTGCCCATTCTGCGAAGTGGTCTAAATCCATATCCATTTCAAACGAATATGTAGAGGTTTTGTAGCTGTCGGTTGTTACTAGATACTTCTTCATTTCACTTGCTCCCTTTTGCAGGTAACCATTCGAAGTGAGAGCCGAATTTCTTGTAGTGCAACTCCATGTACTTCAACAGCCATTGCAAATCTGTTGGCTCGTCGAGCATCTCCAAGCTGTGGTCGTAGTTGGTTTCCTCAGTAACGTCTTCGTCCATCAAATCGGAATGATTATGCAGGACGTAGGACGCGATGGTTTCCAAGTCGTGACTACACTGATCCGCGAATGAATGAGATAGCATTGGATCATATGTCATTTAGACAACTCCTTGTTTGTTGTGGCGGCGATACGCTCCATCTCTTCGATAAGAGCCATGACACGTTCACCAATCTTGTGACGCTCACCCTTGGTAAGGTGTGTCATTGCCTTGACCTTTGCGATTGCACCAATCAGTGCGGGTGACATTGCGGCGAATGAATTAGACTGCATGGAAAGTTCTCCTGAGATTTGTGAAAAGACGCATCTTCGAACGCATTAACTGCACCTTGATGTGCTGTTTAAACGGGTTCTTTGGTTTGTATTTAGGCTTCGTCACTGGCTTTCGTATCGGACGCATAGGTGCATACTCCACTGTTAATCAGGTCGATGGCTGCCCTGCCGAATGATCCTTGTAAGTGCCACACCAGACCAGTATCGATCAGGTGTTGCCACGCTTCAAGGAACTGCTCCTCGTTGTCGGCATCGATGAAACCTTCTGCGATGCCGACTGCTGTGTAGTTATCCATCTCATGCCACCTTCTTTACCTTGACTGCGTGACTGTTAAGCTTACCCGCAAAACGCTTACGCTTCTTGACGAGGTTCTCGACGTACTGCATTGCATCACCTACGTTCTGAGCAATGACTAGACGTTCTACTCGACCAAGCCGACCGCCAAGTGTTACATACGTAGTCTTGACAGAGAACACGGGTGCTTCGTCCTGTGTCTTGAGGAATCGTTTCAGATTGCGGAACACAGGATCAAATCCGAGGTTCGACAATTCCTTGCCATAGGTGTCACGAGCGTCAACAAGTTCGTTCAACAGTTTCTTAAGCGATTTCATTTTGCTTCTCTCCGATTAATGTTACAGGTGCTTTGGTTTCGATCCACAGTTTTGCTCCACATGGTCTAGGCTGATCGGGGCTATAGATCATGCGTGAAGGCCCGTCAATCTGTACTTCCATGCAGTACCGTACTGACTTGCCATCCTCAACGCGAACCACGGGATGTGTAGTCCCATGTTTCGCGTTTGATTGGATGATGTTGCGGTTGATGTGTATGATTTTCATGCTTACAACCCTACGATTTCGTCGATGATTTCAATTGCACGTGCCTCGCCATTAGATGTCAACACAAGTTCCTTGCCATCGCGCTTGGCGTACTTGAATTCGAGCAGATCATCTGTCGTGTACTCGGTCTTCATCGCGCTGAGTGGATCGATCACACAGTCGTGACCAGATGGTGCTTTCGGCAGACCGTATTGCGTGATCGGCTCTCGTGTCATTCGCAGTTTGTAGTCGTTGTTCGCAGGGTCTAGCAGGAGTACCATGCGTGTCGTCTGTCCCTTCTTGACCTCGACGCCTGTCTGGATTGGAGCCATTGGATAGCCGCCGACTTGTTTCAGGATGAC